CCAAGATCTGAAAAGGATGTAACATTATTTGAAAAGATTGCACTTGCTGCAACTGCTCAGAAGTATTGGTCCGATAATGGCGTTTCTGTAACGCTTTCATTTGATAAGGAAACAGAGTCAAAGCATGTTGTTCCAGCACTCCATATGTATGAGGGACAACTTAAAGCAGTCTCATTCCTTCCAATGGGAAATCACACATACCCACAACAGCCATACACTCAAATTACTGAAGAGCAATATGAGTCATATATTGGCAAGTTGAAACATATTGACTTTAGTGCAATTTACGATGGTGTAGATAATCTTGAGGCTCAAGGTGAGTCATACTGCACAACAGACTACTGTGAAATTAAAATAAACAAGTAGCCTTCTATGGTAAAATAGACCTATAATGTCTACTCCATCAAACCTATATGCAGAAAAAGTGTTTGCAGAACACCCAATAGGTTTGTGGGCACTAGATGACAATGTAGACTATATTTCTTTAATTTCAGAAGAGTCTAGAGATCTTTCTTTGTGGAAGGTTTATGGAGGAACTGCTTCTAGATATTCTGAGTCTGTAGGAGAGCCATTTATTGACAGTTATGTTGGTAAGATTACTGCTGACAGAATATTAGCAAAAACAGGAACAATTACTGCAGTAAGTCCAAAAATAGTTAATGTAAAAGAGTTAAACTCTTATCTAAGAACATTTTCTGTAGGTGGGTATTTTTATTCAGAAAGTTCTTATATCTCAGGGTTTTCAATTGGATATCAATACATTGATCAAACTAGTAGTACAGTAATAACACATGTTAAAGATTTTGACACAGTTATAAATAATAACTGGGTTTTTATATCAGAAACATTTGATGCTCCGCCAGATGATACAGATATTAGAATAGTTTTTAAAATTAACTTTGTTGGAGACGAAGACCAAGATCATTCATTTAGAGTAAACGGTATAACTTTTGGTCAGTGGTCAGAAGAGTTTTCTTCAACATCTTTGGGCATAAGCGCTACAAACATTCCTTCTACAATATCGATTGCACCACAAAAAGGAATTGTTGCTAAATGTTATGGATTGCAAGAATTTAATGGGTATTACATTGTTTCTGAAAACATGTTAAAAGCAAAAAACTCTGGAATCCCTTTGGTTTACGGAACACCTGGACACACAACTTTATATGCAAACAATGGCTTACCATCTTTAATAGTTCCTGGCTCTGGAATGCTAAACAAGACTGGACAATATAAACAATATACTTTAGAAACTTGGATAAGAATAAATTCATATACCAACGAAACTAAAAGAATCATTGGCCCAATAGGTTCTTCTGATGGAATATATGTAGATGGTCCAGCAATAGGTTTAAAAATTGGAAACGAATACTCTACAAATTACGTAGGTGAGTGGACAAGGCCTATGCTTTTGCATTTAAAGGTTGGAAAAGATAATGCCTCTATTTTAATTAACGGAGAAGAAGTAGTTTCTATTCCATATTCTCAAGAACTTGCAGAACTTCCATCACAATTTTTAAACGGAAAAGATCAGGACTGGATAGGCTTTTATGCTTATGAAGATGTTTCTCCTATAGATATAGACTGTGTAGGAATTTATCCATACTTAGTTGCTAGTCAAGTTGCAAAAAGAAGATATGTTTTTGGACAAGGAGTTGAAATTCCAGAGAACATTAATACATCTTACAGTGGAACATCTGTCTCAATCGACTACTCATTTGCAGACTACACCGCCAATTACTCTTATCCAAAAACAGGTTCTTGGAATCAGGGCTTTAGCGACAACATGTCAACAACAAACAAATCTCTTGCTGTGATATCTCATCCACTACCAGAAATTATACTTTCTTCTAAAACACCGTCAGAGTTATTTCAAGATAACAAGTTTGCTAATCGCATAGAAGATCAGTCCAATTTCTTTTATGATACCAAAGACTATTTTTCTTTTAGGCCAAACTCTTCCTGGAGTAGTGTGTCTGGATATCTTTTCTTTGAAAATTTTGATATTTTAAAAACACCTATATCAGCATTTTATGGATGCTTCCAGTTAAAAAATAATGCAACAACACCACAAATACTTTTTAAAATTGAAAAAGAAAACACTTCTAATTATTTTAAAATACAGGTAGAAAACAATATACTAAAATATATAATAAGTGTAAATGGTCGATCAGAAACTCTTTATTCTTCAGAAGTTTTAAATCAAAGCGAATTCTTTGAGGTGGGAGTTAACATTCCTAGGTTTGTAGAAGTTTTTGGAAATCCTGTATCAGACTTTTTTGGATCTTTTTCAGACTTAAGAATGTTTGTTGGTGGAGATAAAAACAACTTAGAACAGTTTGACGGTAAGATTTATAACATAGGATTTTCAACAAAATACAACTTTCAAAAAATTAAAAACTTGTTTAATGAAATAGGTGTTCCAAAACTAAATGAAGATCTTTTCTTTGCCTATCAAACAAATCAACTAATAGATATTGATGCAGGTATCGACACCACATCATTGCCACCATACGGAGCATTAACAGACACATCCCCAGGAGCAGTGTCTGGCGGAGGAGTAATACTTTTAGAGGAAGACTTTTTGGTGGAACACATAGCAACATACACCTTAGTTCCTGATATTTTATTTGATAGGTATACTCTTGCTGTTGCATCAAATGCGTACTGGGAAGATAATATTCCACTAACATATTTTGCAGAGTCTGTTTTTGATAAAAGAGGAGATCAATATTTTGATCTTGATTTTATCCAGTTTAATATTAACTATCCAATTCCAACAAAAACAATTGCTATAGAAACTGATCCAGTTGATTGGACATATGCAGATCTTGCTAATGAGTACGGTGTGCCAATACAAAGAACTTATGAATCTTTGGATAACTACCTGTTTACTGGCTACAATGATTACGAAGATTTAAAAAATAAAATATCAAAAGACTATAGGTATGATACCGACGGTTCACTTGCAAAAACATATATAACATTCCAATATACAGAACTTGGAGCAAATGCAACTTCATCATATTTTACTAAGGTAGAAAGACCTTCAAGAAACGGGGTTTTAATTCCAGGTACAGACTGGATGACAACAAAGTATGAGGTTGTTGATAATATGATTATCTATCCTCCTTCTGGAGTTGATTTTAATGATCTTTCAATTGTCACACATATAGATGTAAATGTAAAAAATTCTCAGGTAAACAATATCAGCATAAAAAATATGTCGTATGCATCACAAGCCCTTAATGAATCTGATGCAAGCCCAATTGGAACTCGTTTTGGAACTCCTATATACCCTTACACAAAAACTGGAATTTACTATAACTTTAAAAAGAATAATCCATTTTCAATTTATAACGCATCGTCTCCATATCTTTATTTAACCAAGACAAGCGGAATTCAGTTAAAAGGAAAATATGACCCACTTGTAAATAGGGGTCTCATGATACCAATTAACTCAAGCAGAGCAGAAGGCTTTAAGGTTATTGCAATGCAACTTGCAATTAGGTTTGATGGAGACTATTTTCCATATGCACCAACAGAAATTTTTGAAATAGAGAGTAAGGGATCTTATATTAAATTTTATCTCGTTGCCTGTGATCCAAGCGGAAGACGAGCAAAAATCTATGGAATTGATTCAAAGACTGGCCTTGTGCAGGACGGGATAGGATTTTATTGGAATGGCAAGATTGTAAAAGAGCCAGTCGTTACTCTTCAAGACTGGGGATTCTTGGGCATTAGTTTTGCAGATAGCCTAGATTTTTCATATTTCGAGGGAGCAATCAGACTAACTGGCCCACTGCTATTCAACAATATATCTTTCTATCAGTCAACAAACCTTCAAGAGGTTCAGAACATATCTGAAAGACCTTGGTTTAGGGTCAAGGTTCTAAATTCTACTGATTTAGATTGGAAATTCTGGAATGTTGGGTCATTTAACTGGAATAAGGTGCTAGTTTTGTCAGAAACAAGTTATTATGGTGTAAATCCATCTGAAGTCTATAAGAGTTATACGGGAACCAATAAGATTATAGTAGATGATGAAAAGGTTTTAAGGTTTGGAAGTTATAAATATACAGCCTACAATGAAGTTGGATGGAACCAAATAGTCGTTGATCCAGTTTAATATGGTATACTTATAGTTATGGATTCTCTAATAGACCCAAAAACTGGTCAACCAATTGTAAAAAATGTAAGACGCCAAGTAATTGAAAAGAATTACGACTGGGGTCTTTATGTATATAAAAAAGCAAATGGTAAGTGGTTTACAGATGGCAATGGATCAGTTCTTAATATTCCTTCAGATAAGAATGACATATCTAGAATGGCAGAACTAAAAAAGACTGCAATGCATTATGGAGATCCAGGAGATGGTACATGCGTATTTGTTCCAGGACTTACAAGAGTAAGCGAAGAAGAATACTCAGAGCAGGTTGATAGACTTAAGGCTGGACTCATTCCATCCCTAAACGACCTTGGTGCTGTTCAAGCAGCAAAAGACACAATTGCCAAGTATGGAGACGAGGATTAATCATGCAAGACAATGAATACGAAATCGGCGCAAGAATTGATGAAGCAGCAAAGAAAGACGACACATTTTCAAAATCAGACCCATTCAATGGCAACTGGGAAACATTAAAAACTTTAGATGGACTAGACGCAAATTTTAAAAGACGTACAAACAGAATGTCAACCAAAATGGTTGAGCCAACAACACAATATACAACTGCAGCCCTTGCTGGAAAAAGCGGTATTGATGGAGCACAATCAAAAGAAATAAACCCAGGACTAGTATATGTAAATGGCTACGGAATGTTCGATGTTATTACACCACCATGGAATCTTTATGAATTAGCAAACTACTATGACACATCATTTGCAAACCATGCAGCAATTGATGCCAAGGTGGAAAACATTGTAGGCCTTGGTTATGAGTTTAAGGTTTCTCCAAGAACAATGATGAGACTTGAAGCATCAGAGGACAACAGCGCAACTCAAAAGGCAAGAAAAAGAATTGAAAGAGCAAAGATTGAAATGCGTGATTGGTTAGAATCTCTTAATGATGATGATTCTTTTACAGCCACAATGGAAAAAGTTTATACAGATCTTCAGTCAACAGGAAATGGTTATCTAGAAATTGGTAGAACAACTCGTGGAGAGATTGGATACGTTGGACATATACCAGCAACAACAATGCGAGTAAGAAGACTAAAAGACGGCTATGTTCAAATTATTGGAAACAAGATTGTCTACTTCCGTAACTTTGGGGCAAAAAATCAAAACCCATTAACCACAGATGCAAGACCAAATGAAATAATTCATTTTAAGCAGTACTCACCTCTAAACACATTCTACGGAGTGCCAGACATTATGTCGGCCATAAACTCACTACATGGAGACTCTCTTGCTTCACAATACAACATTGACTATTTTGCAAATAAAGCAGTTCCACGATACGTTGTAACATTAAAGGGTGCGAAACTTTCTGGAGATGCAGAAGACAAGATGTTTAGATTCTTGCAAACAAGTCTCAGGGGGCA